TTGTAACAAGATAATGGCAAAGACAAAACAACAAAAGAGTCTAGATAGATGGACTAAACAGAAGTGGAGAACTCCTTCAGGCAAGAAAAGCTCTGAGACAGGAGAAGTATATGCTCCCTCTGCTACCATTAAAAAGCTTAAAAGTACCAAGAAAGGTAGAGCTAAGCTAGCAGCCGCTAATAAAAAGAAGCGTGCTGCAACTAGAAAAGGTAAACAGCATGCTAAACATGGCTTGCATAAAGGAAAGAAAAGATGAGTACAATATTACAAGACATGATGGGTATGCTTTCAAGAAAGAAAGTTAAGACACCTAAACTAGATGATTATTTTATTATATCTAGATATGAAACACCTCATGAAAGATTAAAACCAAATCCAAAGGTAGATACAGAATTAATATTAGGAAAAGACCTAGTATCTTTTATAAACAAGAATACTTCTAAACTAACCACACTAGAACCTTTTAATCTTTTAGCTGGTGCTGGAGGATCTTCTACAATGCCCACTAATTATAACTTAATAGATATATCTTGGGATGGTCTTGGAAGTGGAAATTATATTCTTAATTTACCACTTGCATCTTCATTGCCATATAGAAATATTAGATTTATTACAGATGGTAGTTTAGATAATGGAGCACAAGATAAGATTTTTATTACTGCAGCTCCAGGAGATAGTATAGATGGTGGATCAGATTTTGAGATTTCTAAAAGATATGAAGGTATATCTATTTGGTCTGATGGTTCAGAATGGATTGTTATACAAGCTAAAGCACATTAATTATGGCAAAGAAGAAAGATCCAAGATTAGCAAGAGCAGGTGTATCAGGTTATAATAAACCAAAGCGTACACCTAACCATAAAACTAAATCTCACGTGGTAGTAGCCAAAGTAGGAGATAAGGTAAAGACTATACGTTTTGGTCAGCAAGGTGTAAAGGGTGCAGGTAAAAACCCTAAGTCAGCAAAAGATAAAGCTAGAAAAAAGTCTTATTATGCTAGACATAATGCTCAAGATGCTAAACCATCTAAACTATCAGCAAGATATTGGTCACACAAGGTAAAATGGTAGATTATGACAGAGGCAGACTTAATAGAATTGGGATTTGTAAAACAAATACAGGATGATTGTTGTACTCCTGAAAGGTACACTTTTTACAAGGTAGTAGAAAATAGTTCTCCTTTTATTACTCCAGATAGTAGTACTATAACTAATGATAACTGGCCAGTAGAAAACTATGCAATGAACTTTAAGACATATATTAAATCGGATTTAGTCAATTTTATAACTCTAATTGAAAATAATCCATTAAATCCTCCGTCCTAATAAAAAAAAGCCATTAAACTTTTGAAATTTAAACTATTTATATATATTTGTAGATATGTTTAATTTTTAAAACCAAATAAAATGGCAGACGTAAAAAATTTAAATCCTGATCTACAGGATAAAGATCCTCAAATGAGTCCAGAAGAGATGGCTCAACGTAGAGAGGAAATCACAAAGTTCTATAAAGATAATATTCCACACTTAACTGCACAAGCTGAGTATGAGGAATTACTAGCTACTATTGATAAAGCTAGAGCTGAAAGATTGCAAGCTCAACTATTTTTAGCACAGGCTGCAGCAGCACAGAAAGAGTCAGAAGGACCTACGCAAGATGAAAAAGATTTTAAAGCAGCTATGGAGAAGGCTGCATCTAATGTAGAATAGTTATGAGAATTCTAAAAAAAGGTGATAGAGGTGATGATGTTAAAACATTACAACAAAATCTACTAATAAAAAATGATGGGATATTTGGTGCTGAAACTGAAAAGCATGTAATTAGATTTCAGTTAATGCACAATCTAACTCCTGATGGAATAGTAGGTTCAGAAACTTGGACATTACTTTTACAAACACCTAATGCAATAACTGAAGCAATAGATGAAGATACAGACACCAATGGTCAGTATTTTACTACACCTTATGATCAAATAATTCATAAGCATTATTTACCTAAAGGAGAATATATTCAAGGTCCTATAGAAAATGATTACATATTTCTACACCACACAGCAGGTAATGCAAATCCATATAGATGCATTGATCACTGGGGAAGAGATAGTAGAGGGCGTGTAGCCACAGAGTTTGTTTTAGGTGGGGTTAACCACAGAAATGGTGATGATGAATATAATGGTGTAATGGTTCAAGCTTTTCCTACAGGATGTCAAGGATGGCATTTAGGAAAAACTAAATCAGGCTATATGAACCGTCATTCAGTAGGCATTGAGATATGTAACATGGGTTATCTTGATAGTAAAACAATGAAGACTTATGTTGGATCTGTGTGTAGAGAAGATCAAATATGTGAATTACCTGAACACTTTAAAGGTAAGATGCATTGGCACAACTATACTGAAGAACAAATCAAAGAAACTGAAAAGTGGATTAGATGGGTTGGAGAAAGAGATGGTATAGATATTAGATTGGGATTAAAACAATGGATAAAAAAATATGGCCCTACAAAAGCATTTGACTTTCAGATGGATGCTTGTTCAGGTAAAGTTAGAGGATTGTTAACCCATGGAAATGTTAGAACTGGAAAGTCAGATATATATCCACATCCAGATATGGTTGATATGATAATGAGTTTATAAAATGGCATTAGTAAAGAAAGTAGATTTTAAATTAAAAGTAGATATTAATGAATCAATAAAGTATCAAATACTTACATATTGTTTTTTTAATAATATACTTGTGACTAATTCTGATCTTAAGTTTTTATGTGAACTTGCTAAAACTCCTGGTATTGAACTAACTAAATTTTGTTTACACTTAGTAAGTCTAGATATTTTTAAGAGCCCACAATCAGCTAGAAATGCTATTACAAAAGCAGAGAAGAAAGGATTGTTAGGTAAAAAAGGTAACAATAAAAAGACTATAACTATTAATGAAAAATTAAATGTTCAAACTGAAGGGTTGGTATTACTTGATTATAAAATTTTAGGCAATGCATCCCAAGTCACACAAGGAGTTTAAGAAAGGAATTGCTGAAGAGGTAGGAGTTCATCCTCAAGTAGTAGATGATTTTATTACTTTTTATTATGCAAAAGTAAGAAAGAAATTATCTAGTTTAAGTTTTCCAAGAATTTATGTTGAAGGATTGGGAACATTTGAACTAAGAAAAGCTAAACTTGAAAAGGCAATAAAGAAGAATAAAAGTTTATTGGGAAATATTGCTAAAAGAACATACAACGGCTATGCAAAAAGTGAAGATATTCAAACTAATATAGATCAGATGGAAGCTGCACTTGAACAAATATTAAAAGATATAAAGAATAAAAAAGATTTTAGAAATGGCTGATTGGAAGAAATACTTAGATATCTTTAAAAATGGAGATAAAATAGCAGCTGGAATATTAAACAGTGTTTTTAAAAAAGAGCATGTAGAAGCTGTAGCTACAGATAGATTTGCAATATGTATAAAATGCAATTTATTTGATGCAAAAGGTGATAATTGTTTAGCACCTGGAACACAACCATGTTGTTCAGATTGTGGTTGCAGCTTAAGTTTTAAAACAAGATCATTATCTTCTGAATGTCCAAAAGGATTATGGGATGCTGTAGTCACTGAAGAACAAGAAGAAGAAATAAATAAACAAATTCAAGATGAAAATTAATTATATATATAAAGAAGAAGTAACTACAGTAGAATGTAATCAAGAAGGTTACTGGTATACTACAATAACACTATAATTATGGCAATTATATTTAAAGAAGAAGGTCATGTATATGAAAGCAGTGACCAAGATAAAATTAAATGGACTAGCGTTACATCATTTATAGGAAAGTTTAAACCTAAATTTGATAGAGAAGGTCAAACAAAAAAGTCTTCTAAAAATAAAAGATCTAAATGGTATGGTATGACACCTAAAGAAATACTTGCTGCGTGGGATGGTGAAACAGAAAGAGCAATTAAATTAGGTAACTTCTATCATAATCAAAGAGAATCAGATATACTTGAATTTGAAACAATTCAAAAGTATGGGACGGAAGTTCCCATTATTAAGCCTATAATTAATGATGAAGGAATCAAAATTGCACCAGAACAAAAACTTGAAGAAGGTGTATATCCAGAACTTTTAGTTTATTTAAAGTCTGCTGGGTTATGTGGACAAGCAGACTTAGTTGAAATAGTAAATGGTTATATAAACATTACTGATTATAAAACAAATAAAGAAATAAAAGAAAAAGGATTTACTAATTGGGAAGGCATTACTAACAAGATGTATAGACCAATAAATCACTTAGATGATTGTAATCTTAATCATTATAATCTACAACTCAGTATTTATGCGTATATTATTAAAAAGCACAACCCTAAACTAAAGGTTGGTAAGCTTACTATACAGCATGTTAAATTTAAACAATTAGGTGTAGATAAAAATGGATATCCTATCAATGAACACATAGATGGAGAACCAGTATTAGATAGTATAAAAATGTATGAACTACCATATTTAAAAGATGAAGTTAGATCTCTTATTATGTGGCTAAAAGAAAACCAATGAGACATAAAGAATTTATAGTAGCAATAGCTATACAGTCAAAACACTCTAAGGTACCAACAGACTTTAGATTTGAGAATACAAAAATTATGATTGATCTAGATCAAGTTATCTGGTGTAAACAATACTTTCATGAAGCAACAGATATGTTTAAGGATGATTACACAGATATATTTATTAATGGTCAAAATGAACCAATAACATTACAGATTAATTATGATGATTTTAAAAAACTTCTTAAAAATAAAAAAGCATGATAGTAAAATTATTTGATATACAGAACAGTAAGTTAGTTTTAACAGAACATTGTTATGCACTACCTTTTTTAAAAAATATAATGGAAGAGTATCCAGATACTCATATGCAAGTATATCAATATATATTTTATTTATCTTGTCCAGATCCTGATTTAAATCCTTTCTTTAATTTACCAGAGCATGAGAAAGAAGATATAATTATAGAAGAGATACAATTAGAAGAATCACCTGAAGATGGTAAGATAAGATATGCATTAGACATGTGTAAAAAAATGTATGAAACACCAACATATAGAGCATACGTAGGTATCAAAGCAATGTTAGATAGATTAGCTAGATATATGGAAGTTACCCCTATTGAACATGGTAGGGATGGTAATATGAACTCTATGATTAATGCTGCAGCTAAATTTGAAAGCATTAGACAATCATATAAAGGTGCATACACAGATATGAAACAAGAACAAGAAAGCTCTGTGCGTGGTGGTGCAGGTTTAGCTTATGACCAATTATAAATTTAAAAATCAACATTATGAACAAAAAGCAAAAAAGAGAAAGAGCAGAAAAATGGTTTGCTGCTCACGGTATTAATCCTAACACACCAGATTCTGATGGTAATCAAAGAGTATTAGACATGCGTCCTACTCAAAGTTTTACACAAGATATGGATGGTGTTATTAGTCATCCTTGTACAATTACTGTTGAAGGATTTTTATTTTATGCACATGTAACTGTAGAGTTTAATGATGGTACAAACTCTTATGAATTCCAAGGTGGATCAGGAGGAGTAGGTGTAGGTGATCTTACATGTGAAGGTGTTATCTACTATGGTAATCAAGATACATTGTTAAAAGCTACAACATTTGGTGTTGCATTTGGTGCAGAAGATGGTGGTGTATGTCAAGTAACTTGGGGAACTAGTGGTAATGCATCAGCTGCAGGAATAGGTGAAGGCCTAGGAGCATTTGGTGGTAGTGGATCTTGGTAAATTATATAGTATGAGACAGATAATAATTCCAGTAGGTAAAAGACTACTAATCAAAAGAAAAGCAGCAGAAACTAAAACAGCATCAGGAATAATTATTCCAGAAGTAGCTCAGAAGAAAGAGTTTAAAGGTACTGTTGTTGGTGTTGGTGCTGAGGTAGAAGAAATACAAGTGGGTGATGTAGTTCAATATGCAGAACATGCAATGCCTACACCTATGAAGCATGAAGGAGAAGAACATTTATTACTTCAAGCAGGTGATGTATTTGCTATCATAAGATATGAGTAGGATTATACCTACATATGAAAATGGTTCATGGACTACTACTTCATTTGATGATGAAGGGGTATTCCATGAATTTGTTTTTGATATATTTAAAGAGCCAGGTAAATATGAGTTTGATGAAACAAGCTTAATATTTAATCAAGAGGCAAGAAAATTTAATAAAGAAGGTTTATACTGTACGGCACCATTTAGGTCAAAAGATTTTATGACATATTGGGATGATCAGAAAAATAAATGTAGAAATGGTGTTATATATAAAAATAAAGATAAAGTATGGTATTTAACTAGAGATTATTACATGTGGTTAAACTTCTTACCCATTTTTGATAAAGAAGAAAAGAAGTATGGTTTTGCTAAAGTTAGAGATGCTCAATATCACATGGCTTTATATGAGCTGCTTGCAGAACTTAATAATCAACACTCTGCAATTTTAAAGAAACGTCAGATTGCATCATCTTACTTTCATATGGGTAAGATAATTAATACGTATTGGTTTGAAGAAGGTAGTACGTGTAAAATTGGTGCATCATTAAAAGATTATATAAATGACAAGGGTTCTTGGAAGTTTCTTGAAGAATATAAAACATTTCTTAATGAACATACTGCATGGTATAGACCAAGTAATCCTGAAAAAGTTTTACTATGGCAACAGCAGATTGAAGTTAAAGTAGGAAACAGAAAAACATCTAGAGGTCTTAAATCTAAAATACAAGGTGCATCTTTTGAAAAGAATGCAACTTCAGGTGTAGGTGGACCAACAACTTATTTCTTTCATGAGGAGGCAGGTATTGCTCCAAAGATGATGCAGACATATGAATACTTACGTCCTGCAATGTCTTCTGGTATGATGACAACTGGTATGTTTATAGCAGCTGGATCAGTGGGTGATTTGGAACAATGTGGTCCATTAAAAGAAATGATAATGAACCCTACATCAAATGACATATATGCCGTAGAAACTAATCTTATAGACGCAGATGGTACTATTGGTATGGCAGGACTATTTATACCAGAACAATGGTCTATGCCCCCTTATATTGATTCATTTGGTAACTCTCAAATAGAAGAAGCTATAGAAGCTATTATTAGAGAAAGAGAAAGGTGGAAGGCTGAATTAGGCCCGGAACAGTATCAATTAAGAATATCTCAGAAACCTTTGAATATTGCAGAAGCATTTGCTTATAGAAAAGCATCTGTATTTCCACAAGGTATACTTTCTAAACAAATGAAAAAGATAGAAGAGAAAGAATATCCTTATGAACTTATAGAATTAGATAGAGAGCAAGAAGGTATAATTGCAAAAAGAACTAATAAACTTCCTATATCAGACTTTCCTGTAAATAAAAAACAACTAGATAAAACGGGATCTATAGTAGTATGGGAAAGACCTGCTAGTAAGCGTCCAGAATTTGGTCAATACTATGCATCAATTGACCCTGTGTCAGAAGGTAAAACAACAACATCAGATTCATTGTGTAGTATTATTGTATATAAAAATGCAACAGAAGTAACTAGAACAAATGAAGCTGGAGATGTAGAACAGTTTATTGAGAAAGATAAGATTGTAGCATCTTGGTGTGGTAGATTTGATGATATAAATAAAACACATGAAAGATTAGAATTAATTATAGAATGGTATAATGCATGGACTATTGTAGAGAATAACATATCTCTTTTTATTCAACATATGATAGCAAGAAAGAAACAAAGATATCTTGTACCAAAACAACAGATTTTATTTTTAAAAGATCTTGGTTCAAATAGAACTGTATATCAAGAATATGGTTGGAAGAATACAGGTACATTATTTAAAAGTCATTTAATATCATATGCCATAGAATTTATTAGAGAAGTAATTGATGAAGAATTAGATGATGAAGGTAATGTGATGACACAAACATTAGGGGTTGAAAGAATACCAGATCCAATGCTTATAAAAGAAATGCTTGCATACTATCCTGGACTTAACGTGGATAGGCTTGTAACTTTTGGTGCACTTGTTGCGTTTGTAAAAATACAGCAATCTAATAGAGGATATGCTAAAAGGCGTGAATCAGAGGGTGAATCTTTGGTAAATTCAGAAAAAATAAGTAAATTAAAGTATACCAGTGCGTTTAAGAATATAGGCCGTAATAGAAGATTGGGTGGTCAAAAAATAAGAAGGTCTGGTTTTAAAAATATTAAATAGCCAAAAAGAATCTAGATGAGAGTATTAAATGCAATGCAAATGAAAAATGGTGCCAAAGCTGAGAGCGGGCCTACTTTTTCTAGTCTTACACAACCAACTCAGTTTTTACCTTATTCAAAGAAAACAGATGACTGGGCAGCTTGGAATCTAGATTGGTTGGAGTTACAAGGTATAGAATTTTTAAGAATTAATGCTAGACGTTTACTTAAAAATTATAAGTTAGCTAAAGGTGTAATTGATAAAAGTGATTACATAGTAGAACCAGATAATGACTACAAAGAGTTAATGGATGTATTAACACAAGAAAATGACTCTGCTCTAGAATTAAAATTTTACCCTATTATTCCTAATGTCATTAATGTATTAACTGGTGAGTTTGCTAAAAGATATTCTAAAGTACAATTCAGAGCTGTAGATGATACATCTTATAATGAGATGTTAGAAGAGGAATCATTACTTGCAGAGGCAGAAGCTAATCTTTTATTAAAGATGATTGAGATGGGTATGGACCCAGGATCTAAAGAAGCACAAGCACAATTACAGCCTGAAAATGTTAAAACATTACCTGAGATAGAAGACTTCTTTTCTAAGGATTATAGAAGTATGGTTGAAGAATGGGCTTCTCATCAGCTTGCTGTGGATGAAGAAAGATTTCATATGCAAGAGTTAGAAGAAAGAGCATTTAGAGATATGCTTATTTCTGATAGAGAGTTTTGGCATTTCCGTATGCTTGAAGATGATTATGATGTAGAACTCTGGAATCCAGTATTAACATTTTATCAAAAGTCTCCTGATCAAAGGTATATTGCTGATTCTAATTATGTTGGTAAGATTGATTTAATGACTGTAGCTGACGTTATTGACAGATATGGATATTTGATGAATGAAAAACAATTAAAGTCATTACAGAAAATTTATCCTGCTAGATCAGCACAGTATCAAGTTAATGGGTATCAAAATGATGGTGCTTATTATGATGCAACAAGATCTCATGAGTGGAATACAAATATGCCAGGTCTTGCATATAGACAATACACAAGTAACTATTGGAATAATCCTGGTGTAGGTGGTGATATTCTAAGTGAGATACTAGATCAAAGTGAAGATATGACTCCATTAGATGAAGGTAATTTAATGAGAGTATCTACAATATATTGGAAAACTCAAAGAAGAGTTGGGCATCTAACTAAAATAGAATTAGATGGTTCTGTAACCCAAGAAATAATTGATGAGACTTTTAAAGTTACAGAAAAACCTATATATGATACATCTATCTTTAAGAATAAAACAAAAGAGAATTTATTACAAGGAGAGCACATAGATTGGATATGGATTAATGAAGTTTGGGGTGGTGTTAAGATTGGACCAAACTTACCTGCTATGTGGAGATCTACTATGGGAGATAATATAAACCCAATATATGTAGGTATAAATAGAACTAAACCTGGAAGATTACCATTCCAATTCAAAGGTAATAATACACTTTATGGATGTAAACTTCCTGTTGAAGGTAGAGTATTTTCTGATAGAAATACTAGATCTACATCACTTGTAGATTTAATGAAAGCATATCAAGTTGGATACAATATGGTTAACAACCAGATTGCTGACATTCTTATAGATGAATTAGGAACAGTAATAATGTTTGATCAAAATGCTTTACCACGTCACTCAATGGGAGAAGACTGGGGTAAAAATAATTATGCTAAGGCATGGGTTGCAATGAAAGATTTCCAAATGCTACCTCTTGATACATCTATTACTAATACTGAGAATGCCACTAACTTTAATCATTACCAAACTCTTAATCTAGAGCAGACTAATAGATTGATGTCTAGAATTCAACTTGCTAATTATTTTAAACAACAGTGTTTTGATGCAATAGGTGTCAATCCACAGCGTTTAGGAGGAGCTGTATCTGCTCAAACAGCAACAGGTGTAGTTCAAGCTATGCAACAGTCATATGCTCAAACAGAGATGTATTTTGTACAGCATTCAGATCAGCTTATGCCAAGAGTACATCAAATGAGAACTGATCTAGCTCAGTATTATTACAGTAGTAACCCAAGTGTTAGATTAAGTTACATATCTTCTGAAGCAGAAAAAGTAAACTTTATGATAAATGGTACTGATTTATTACTAAGAGACTTTAATATTTTTGCAACAACTAAAACTAATCATAGAGCTATTTTAGAGAATCTTAAACAAATGGCTCTTACAAATAATACTACAGGTGCAAGCATCTATGAACTTGGTAACATTGTCAAAGCAGATTCAATTGCAGAAGTTACTGATATCTTAAAAGACTCAGAAGCTAGACAAATGAAGATGAGACAACAAGAAATGGAGCAACAACAACAATTACAACAGCAACAAATCCAAGCTAAACAACAAGAAGAGCAAATGAAACTTCAAGTTGAGATAGAAGAAAATCAAAAAGATAGAGAAAACAATATCTTATTAGCAGAGATTAGATCAGCTGGTTATGGATCTATGGTAGATATAAATGAGAATAAACGTTCTGATTATCAGGATGCTATGGATGAAATTAAAGAATCTACTAGATATAACAATCAGTTAAATTTAGAAAGAGAAAAGACTTCTAGTAAAATGGCTATGGAAAATAGTAGACTAGATGTTGAAAGAGAAAAAATTGCTGCTCAAAAACAAATTGCACAGACTAAACTGGATATTGCAAGAGAGAACAAAAATAAATATGATGTCCAGTCTTCAAAAGAAAATAAAGAAGAAAAATAAGTGTTAGCTATATACTGCTAAAAACTTTTATTTTTTTTAAAATATTATAAGTTTAATTAAAAAGATTATTCTTATATTATATATGTATAGATGTTTAATATTAAAACCAACAAATATTATGAGTACTAAAACAGAAACTGTGAATAGCAAAGTTGAAACTTTAGATATTAATTTAGATGAAATTTTTTCTGCTGCACCAAGTGGAGCAGATGTAACTTTGCCAGAAGAAGAAAAACCAAATAAAAATATTTTCTCTGGTACTTCAGGTAAAGCTGATTTTTCATTTGCTGATCCAAATGAGGATGGTAAAGATGATTTAAATGCTAAAGTTGAAGCTAAAGAAAAAGAAGAAGACTCAGTAGAGTCAGAAGTATCTGAGCCAGAAGCAAAAGCTGAAGAAGGAACAGAAACAAAAAAAGAAGAAATTAACATTGATGAGGTTATTAATTCAATAGATGAAGTAACTGAAGAAGATGAAAAGAAAGAGAAGAGAGGAAGAAAAAAGATTGAGGGAATAAGTGATGTTTTCTCAAAGCTTATTAAAGAAGATAAGATTGTTCCTTTTGATGATGATAAACCTTTAGAGGAATATTCCGCTAAAGATTGGGAGGAACTTATTCAAGCTAACTTAGAAGAAAAAGCTAATGAAGTAAGAAGAGAAACTCCAAAAAAGTTCTTTGAAAGTTTGCCACAGGAACTTCAGATAGCAGCAAGATATGTTGCAGATGGAGGAACTGATTTAAAAGGTATGTTTGCTACTTTGTCACAAGTAGAAGAGAACAGACAATTAAATGTCAAAAAACCAAGTGACCAAGAAAGAATTATTGTAGAATACTTATCTGCAACAGGATATGGTACTACAGAAGAGATTGCTGAAGAAATAGAAATTTGGAAAGATCTAGGAAAGCTTGAACAACAAGCATTAAAGTTCAAACCAAAATTAGATAAGATGCAAGAAAAAGTTGTTGCTAGAAAACTTCAAGAACAAGAAATGAAGAAGAAACAACAAGAACAAGCATCTCAGCAATACATGAAAAACGTATATGAGACTTTAAAAGGTGGGTCAATTAATGAAATAAAGATAGATAAGAAAACACAGGCTATGTTATATAATGGTTTAGTACAGCCTTCTTATCCTTCTGTTAGTGGAAAGAATACTAATTTATTAGGACACTTACTTGAAAAGTATCAATTTGTTGAGCCAAACTATAGTTTAATATCTGAGGCTTTATGGTTATTGCAAGATCCAGAAGGATACAAAGCAAAAATTATGAGCATTGGTGCACAAAAGACTGTAGAAAAAACGGTAAGAAAACTTAAGACAGAACAATCTAATGCTGGTGGTACTACATCTTTAGGAGTTAAAGATAAAGAACCAGAAGCAAAAAGAACTGCTAAAAGAAAAATACCTAGAGCAAACAACATTTTTAAAAGAATTTAATTTAACATTAAATATATAAACTGAAATTAATTATTAATCAAAACAATCAAAAATTATGGCAACTCCAGTTTTAAATAATGGGATTTTCCTACGTGATACAAGCTATAAAGCAAGTTCACATGTTGATTCTTATCACCTTACCCAGATGCTTGGTAACTCTGAGCCTATGGATATGGGACCAATTGATTTATGGGCTATGACCCAAAAGGTAGAAATGCCTTTATATCAAATGGCTTCTTTTGGTGGAAAGAATACAATTCTTGTGGATAACGGTAGAGGTGGGTATAAGTGGCAGACTCCTATTGCACAGGATCTTCCTTATATTGTGGCTGACATTGAACCTGCTAACGCAAACAAAGGTATTGATGGAACTACATTTAAGATCAAGATCAACAAGAGAACTTTTGGACACGGTGACATTATTACTTATGATAAGTATAATGGACTAGAATTGTACATCACTGCGGATGATATCATTCCAGCTGGTGACGGTTTTGTGTACACAGTTCAATTAGTTAACAATAACAACTCTGCTGTTTTAGATAACAAGTACCTAGCTAAAGGAACAAAATTCTTTAGAAAAGGTTCTGCAAGAGGTGAGTATGGTGAAAGATTTTCTGACATTGAAACAGGATCTGGATTCCGTGAATTCTACAACTTTGTAGGAGGAGCTGAAGCACAC